TTCAGTAACTTATCCGCCAGTACGTTATTTAAGTGTTTAAAAAACTCTGCTTTCTTTTCACTCTCTGTCATATGTGCCTCCCTAAGACTCTTAATTTAAAGACAAATTGTTTTAATTCTTTTGTAGCTCTTTCGTGATCTCTGTTTACATCCCCGTGATATTCTAATTTATGTCGTTTTTCACTTAGTTCATCGACTCGTTGACGTAGAAATTTTAATTCATATTCCTCTGCAGGATTAAGTTTCTTTTCCATTAGACTGCCCTAATTGTTTTTTTAAATAAGCTTTTAATTTACTGGGGAGGTATTTGCCCCCATTTCTCCAACGGTGTTGGTTTGCCCACCTGTTTGAGTGTTCTTTCTCTTTGTTAAGAAAGTTATTAATGGCAAATTCTTCTTCTAGCGTCTTTTTTTTATCGTCCATTATCATACTCTTCCGACACGGTTACATGAACATCAATCGGTCTATCGTTATATATTGTATTATCGTACAATTCTCTGGGAAGAATAATTCCCGAAGAACAACCACAAGAACACCCTGCTTTCGTCCTCCATTTAGGAAGTACATAAGCCTTCTCAGGAAAAACAGATCCCGTGGAAACCATTAGTGATTCTTCTTCAGAAAGTATTTTGTTATCCCTGAGCCAAGGAGAAACATCCGTCCAAAGTAATTTTTTATAAAAATCAACCCCATAGAGTAATATACCCATATTTACCGCATTACCTTCATAAGAATGAGGACCGTCGTGATAAAAGAACACTCTTGCTTTGTTAGGTTCTAAATATCTGCAAAGATCCGTAGATGTTTTTATGTTTAAATTTATTTTCATTATATCCTCCATGTAATTATCATAGAGGTAGTATGCGATATATTCTATACTATGTCAATGCTTAATGTGAAAGCCATCATCCCTAAGGGATTTAGATACTGCTTTAGCTATACAATGACTAATGATAGCGAGGGCACTTTCTTTATCGGGGCTCATGCGAATCACTTTATGAAGAACCGTGATCAGCGATCCGTGAACTGCGGGCATCATATTGAGGCCCTCTTGTTCAAAACTTTTGAGAAGTTCGTCGGTAAGTTCTAGTCCTAGATCGAAGTCTTTACTTAATTCTTCTATATCCATAAAAAAAGCCCCCGCAAAGATGATTTTGTTTTACATGGAGTATCTTTGCGAGGGCCTGACTTCATCAACAATATTACCTTAATAAGGGATTTTATGGGATCTGTCAAACTCTTTCTTCAGAGGGCACTAATTCTTTTTTTTGGTAAGCTTCATAAACTTGATACATAATCTTTAACTGTCCGCCCATGGTACGACCTTGTTCACGGGACAAAGTTTTTAGTTCTTTGTACACTTCTACGGGAACAAGCACACTTTTCCACTTGGTAGTATCCATTTTAAATCTCCTTTGATGCGAAGATATAAGATTTTATTGGATATTTCAAGTAAAAAGTTGTGACCCCGACAAAGGGAGGAAAGCGGGGCCACAAGTTCGAGGTGAACATGGAGGTAAAAATGTTAACGAGCAGTTCCCCAACTAGATCCCACCTCAACATCACACTTGTTGGGTACTTCTAAAGGTACTGCATTTTCCATGATTCGGGAAATGTTTTCTGCGTCCGGCCTACTTTTTACTGAAATGGCTAATTCATCGTGTATTTGTATCAATGGAATGCGCCCAGATTGGTATATATCGACCATGGCTTTCTTTGTCATGTCGGCAGCTGAGGCTTGGATAAGCCTGTTTAAAGCCTTGTATGTATAGGCTCTTTTTAATTTGGTGGTCTTGCCATACTCCTGTACAGCTTGCTCAAAGGGAAGGGCTTTGTTCATTTCGAATCGGTCTGGTTCCCACAAATCGAAGCGACATTTTCTGCCAAGCAGCGATCTTACTGAGCCTGAGCTATCTCTCTCATTCAAATGGTTCATAACACCGTTCATCAAACCCTTAACAAAAGGCACTCTCTCATGGTACTGGCGGATAATGGACTTAGCCTCCTCCACTTCTATGCCCAACTGCTCAGAAAGCTTGTTAACACCCATGCCGTACATCATGCCAAGGTTGATGGTCTTGGCTGATTTTCTGGCTATCTGTGCCATTTCTGCAACCATCGTATGAAAATCGGTAGTCGGATCGTCATTATAGGCTTCCACAAACTCAGCTGCGCCCTTCAAAGGGATTTTTCTGGAAATACCAAACACATGAGCATAATGGACCAAGATCCGTGGTTCCTGTTGCGAGAAATCAATAGAAGCCCACTGCTCCCCTTCTTCTGGGAGGAATAAAGAACGAATCATTGGCCCTAATTCGGGATCCCTAGCGGGGATTTGCTGTAAATTGGGGTTGTTCATGGAGATTCGCCCAGAAACGGTGCCTCCTTGATCGGATCTAATCTGATTTATATGGCTGTGAATGCGTCCGTCCTTGTGGCAATGCTTTAATATAGTGTTAATAAACGTGCCACTGGTCTTATTAAGGTTCCTAACGTCTACAATAAGCTTGGAAAGCTCATGCGGATGGTCTTTTAGAAAGGATTTAGTAAAGGACGGTGCCCCTTTTTCGGTTCTTTCGTACTTAATATCAAGTTTATCAAAGGCTTTAGCTATGGATTGCGCCGCCCAGACCTCTATTTCAAGCCCAGTAAGCTTTTTTATCTTGTGTAAAGTTTCTTTTTCACGTTTAAGAAGGGTGTTTCTAAGTGATTCGGCCTTATCAAGGTCTACTCTGACCCCTTTCCACGTCATATCTATCAAACAAGGCAGTAAACTTAGCTCTAAGTCTGCAATTTTTGCCAAACCCTGCTTGTTTATCTCGACAGAAAAGTAATTCCAAAGGTCCAAGGTCAGTTTTGCGTCGTCCGTAGCGTATGGACCTACAAACATGGCAGGCATTTTCCACATTTCAGCTTTTGGATCGACCCCAAAGGCGGAAGCAGCCTCATTAAGTTCTTTTTCTGACTTGGTTTTGCTTAAATGATCGTAAGAAAGCGCATTTAGACTGTAACTAAAGCGGTTTTCGTCCAACAAGGCAGCGATAACCATGGTATCTATGATCTTACCATTGATAGTAAAGCCCGATTGACGGATCCAACCCGCATCATACTGTGCGTTGTGCATAATTTTATCCGCAGGGCTTTCAAAAACCTTCTTGAGCCACCTGTTAACGATCTTTTCATCTAAATTACCGCCGCCCAAGTGACGGACAGGGACATAATGAGCCCAATCGTCCGTAGCAATAGCGTAACCGACAATCTCTCCATCCCCAGTAGGCCAACCCGGCCCCTTGGATTTTATGTTTGGATCCCTTGTTTCTACGTCAATAGCAATCTGTTTACAGTGACTGAGATCGGGTAGTTCGTGCGGAGGCACCCATTCACTCTTGGGTGCAAGCATTGTTAGTTGTAAGGACATATCATCCTCCATCTTGGTATTGGTTTTAATCTTTCTCCATCAAGAGTCACATAAAAATTGTAGTGGTCAAAATTAACTTTCACATCACCGTGATGCATTTGTCTGTGATGATTGGCACAGAGACACATGATGTTATCGGTCAAATCAGAACCATTTTGGGAAAGTGGAATGACATGATGAGCTTCTGAATATTGACGACCATTTTCTTTGATAAAGGAATAGTTATGAGTAATACCTTGGGCCTTACATATTTGACACTCATCCTCAAAATGTTCCTTAACTTTATCTCCGTTAGAACCCCGCTCTATACGTTTAGATTCTTTTAAATCCCTTTCCTTTTCTTCCTTTGTTAAACAAGGGTTTTCTGGATAAGAAAGTATATCAACGTCTGTTACATAGCTTAACTGTGTATACTTACATTGTTTAACGTAACCAAACTCTGCGTTTTTTGAAACATTAGCTGTAAATGAAAGGTTCATGCCCTCAATAAGGTCATGGTCATCCGAAAAACTGTTAAAACTTTTGCTGTTTGTTTTGTAAATATTTTCATCTACATCTTTAAAAAAGAAACCATCTTTTCCAAGAAACCATTCATCTGTTAAAGCATTAGTATTTCCATACTTTGTATCTACACAACAAATAAAAGTTAAAATAAATCTTTTTTGTTTTTCGCCTTTTTCGTAACAATGTTCTGAATCTTGATAATTTGACAAAATTTTATACGCCTCGTCAATAGCGTGTTTATTGCAAGCCATTACTTCTCTCCACCCAAAGCACCATACCCGCAAATATCAAGCCAACTGTCCGCATGGTCAGGGGTTTCTATCAAGCGACAGAGCTTAACGGCTACCATACATTGATAGACTTGAGCTACAGTTACTTCCTTTTCAAGAATAACAGACCACATTCTTGCAATGCGTTTATGGTTTTCATAAGCATCTCCGTAGTCCTTGGCCCGTGGGCCGTTAATCATGCTCTCTGCTTTAGCTAATATTTCTGCTCGTTTCATAAATCGTAACTCCTTGTTGCGTCTTCTGGTTCGACGATATAAAGATTTTCCTTTGCCCGTGTTACACCCACGTAAAAAACCCGATGAATATCATCAGGTTCTAAACGTGAGCTTTGTTCAGCTGCCCACGACAAGTCGGTATGTAATACGACATTATCGGCTTCTCCTCCCTTGGAGCCGTGGATCGTGGACACTGAAATGCGGGGAATACCATTGAACTTTTCTCCCCGCCTTAACATGGCAATAATATACGCTCGTTCCTCTTCGGGAATTTTATCAAGCGCAATGTGCCATATTTCCTCTAGGTCTTTTAACAGACCAAAACTGTTTTTTAATTCATCGAAGGTAATCATATCACCGTCATCGACCCCAGTAAGTTTTTTAAATCCTCTTTTTACACCCTTGCCTATGGACATATAGTGATACATGGTTCTGGCTTCTTTACCAGAGATAGGTCTTTCTTTGCGTAAATCCTCCCAAGCATTAACAGCAACACTTATTTTTTCTTTAATGGACCGTGAGCCACGGTATTCAAACAATAGTCCATTGGACTTGAGTGTTTCTTTTACAGGACTGAGTTGATACCCCGCCTGCGCTAGAATGAGCCACTCTCCTTCGGACATATCTAATTGGTTTAAGTTCCATATGCGGGTGACGTAGCCCTCTTTATCTGTGGGCTCATACCGCTTTGCATGACGTACTTGTATGCGGTTAGATATTTTCGTAGCAACATCATAGACGTTTTTCGGGACGCGGTAGGATTGAGACAAGGTTTCTGAAGGGCCGTCCATGGATATAAAATGATGTACGTCTGCCCCTGCCCACTTATAAATAGCCTGATCGTCGTCGCCTGCACAGTACATACGCTTTGATTTCTTTTCTAAAAGATCAGCAATTTCCCATTGCAGGGGAGATAAGTCTTGCGCTTCATCTAAAAAGCAAAGATCAAACTCAGGACAAAAGTGATGTGATTCGTGAACAAACTGTTCAAGCATATCTGTAAAGTCAAATAAACCATTGGCCTCTTTGTATTCTCTTAAACCTCTGGACACATAATCCACATTAACCCAAGGCTCTTCTATGGAGCTTATGTCATACTGTTCTTTAAGGGTCACTTTCCTGAGGCGGGCTAGATTAATTAACCCTAGTATAGGATCGTGGGCCTTGAGCATATCGGGTAGATCATCTGTAGACGGTCTGTCTACATGAAGGGTAATACCTAGCTTATCGGAAAGTTCTCTGTAGTTCTCTGCCTGCATGACCTGTTCTGGTTTTATATCAGACAGAGTAAGTGCAAGACTATGAAGAGTACGAAAATACTGTAAGTCTTTCTGTGTGTCCAACTTAAACCGCTCACAAGCTCTTTCTTTTGCTTCGTTGGCCGCCTTTCTCGTAAAAGCTAAGAAAGCTATTTTATTTGGGGATACACCAGAGGACAGAGCTTTATCCACCATATCTAATAGGGCAGTGGTCTTACCTGTACCGGGCGGGCCAAATATTCTAAACATTACCAAGGAGCCTTTTGTTTGTTTCCAAACTCAGGGGTAGCAACCTCAACGTGAGTAAACTCAAAGGCAGGTATCTTCCACACCCTGATTGTAGAGCCTTTAATCTTCATAACGGTGCTTTCGCCTTGTATGTCCCTGAGCCGTTGAGCAACCTTGTGGGACTTGTATTCAAAGAACCTGTTCTTTTTAAGATGGCTTTCAAAGTCTTTAAGCCTGAAGTAAGTAATCCCTTCTTCTTCATCCGTCCACGGCTTGCGAAGGAGGATCTCTTCTTTGTCCTGAGCCTGTTGCAAGTGACGGCAAAACTCTTCAAGGTAGTCGTAAAACTGTCCGCTGATACTCGCGTCCTGAGAGACTTCCATAATCGCACTTTCGTTTTCCTTCATCTCTGTCATCAAAGCACTGATTCGGCTCTCCCAGATGTTCTTAGACACTGTACGTGGCATCATGTTTAATTGTTCCATACAAGCCTTTTGAAACATGAGTTGGCTCATCAGGGCATCTGTGTCTAATTCAAGGGGCTCACCGTTTACGTCAATGAACCACACAGGCGGGGTAGAATTGTATTTTCTAAGGTTAGCAATGTTTGCACCTTGTACGGCAGCCCCGATACCATACCGTCGTGTACGGCAAAGTTCTTTGTTGCAATGGGCATTGATGGGCGAATCAGAACATTTATACGCATAGTCCTTACGGTGTAACTGTTTGGCTACAACATTTACTTCGTTTAAAGGTAAGGGCGGTTCTAAATACTGCATATTATAATTAAGGATTTCACTCTCCCATGAGTCAGGAAAAGCTTTCCTTAGATAAACTCCAATACTAAACAGGCCGTTGTTACGTCCTCCCTCTGAGATTTTCCCTCCCATAAGGATTTGTAAGCATGGAGGACCGTCGCGCATGGACGCAAACTCCGCCTGCTCTTCTATCTGTAATTTCTTCATTTCCTCTGGGGTCTGCTTAAAACGCTCATACAGCGTGATAAACTCCTCCAGAGTGGCTGAGGTGCCGTCATCAAGAAAGGCGTACCGTAGCCCCTCTAAATGATCGTAGTAGGGCAAGTTCAGAAAGTTACCTACGTCGCCCCTTTCCAAATTCAATTTGACCTGCTTTGGAAAGATCTCACTGTCGCCATAACCTAAGGCGGCACTGATGTGTTGAAGTGTCTGTTGTAAATCTCTAGCCTCTACCCAATCGGTTAGAAAAAGAAAGCAGTGTGCGCCCCCTGATTTGGAGCGACACACTACTAAGGGTAATTTTAGTTTTCTAATTTTCTCCACAAGAACTTTGTGGTCCAGTGGATATTGATCTACGTCAATACAACCCCACTTACACCTGTTATCTTCATTGATAGGGATAATACCAAGCGCATTACCTTTGCCCGATAAATGGCCCTCCCAAAGATTCAGGGTCCGTGGTTCGCGGATGATGGAAGCCTTACCAGTATTCTTACCGTTTACTTGTGTCTTTTCAACTTTGTAAGTACCGTAGGCTTCCTTCAATCCGTCGAAGATTGATGAAAACTGTTCTACAGACATTAGAAGGGTATATCGTCTTTTTCGTGCTTAACGACAACACCACCCTTTTTAATGCTTTCAGCAAAAGCTTTTGCTTTGGCATAAACATCTGCACTGCTCACAGGTTCTTTTCTGGACATCTCCCATCCATGCCAAGAGCCTTTGGAGTTTTCTTCTCCCACAGACTTTAAATGATATATAAATCCAAAACGAGGAGGAGTGAACATACCATTCTTGCCTTTAATCGTGGCAGAAAGCATCATGCTATTCCATTTACGGCTTTTCTTTAGCTGTGTAGATTTCATAGCTATTAGAGCTTGGTCCGCAGACCCATCGTCTTTTAGAACTAAGACATAGTGTTGATGGGTTTCTTCGATGTATTGTCCTGAGCCGTCCGTTAGATAGTCTTTATTATCTTCAGAACTTCTTTCGACCTCAGGGCATTCGTCTTTAGTCTTGTATACAGAAGAAGGAGCCCCGCTACCTTCGCCCCGTGGAGCCCATTGAATATAGACCCGCTCGTAAGCACAAGGTATAACATTCACTCCTTCCTTGCCTTTGTAAACCTCATCAGTAACACTGTTAATAATGTCACCTCTCTTGGCATTATCTAAATCGTCTAATTTAGAATCAAGACCAGATAAGATTTTAAGGAAAGGAAGAGCAAGATCGTCACTTCCTAAATCATTAATACCAGACCCTGCGTCCGCTTCCATCATGGATGCATCAAACATAGCCACTTCACTTTTCTTCTTTTCTTCTACAGCAGTCGTCATTTCTTACCTCCTTTGATGATTGCTCTTTGTCCAATGAAAGCACCAAACAATTCCATAGGGAACTCTTCGCCTGCTTCCATTCTTTCCTTAACCCAAGCCTTTAAGGTTTGAGGTTCTATTTTGGACTCTTGATCGGTTGCTACACCATTGTCGTAAGCAACACGCATAAAAACTTTGGCATCGTCTTCCTGTCCACGACCAAAGGTAGCGACAACCTTATTCTTTATAATGTCGTCGTGCCCATGATCCCTTAACCAATCGTAAGCTTTCTCACGATTAGCAACAAGAATAGAAGCCCCATAGATGTTTTTGATTTCAAGAGAAGAGCCATCATCTAGCTTAAATGAAGACAACCCTGTTTCCGTCATTAAGTTAGGGATCTCCTCATCACTGATTCGCAAAAGCTCTTTCTTGGCTTCTTTTAATTCAGCGTCAAGGTCCTTAACCTTTTGTTCCTGATTTTTTTGTTTTTTTGCTAATGACGCAACCGTAGTTAAATCATTCTGCTCTAAGTTTTCAATGTTAGAAGATTGCTCTTCCTCCATTTCTTCGAATAGTTTATTCATCGTCTTTCCTTTTTCGTTGTTAAAGATCTTTTTATGATCTTGACTTCACCATATAAGATATTATAAGATGGTGTCAAGAGGTAAAAATGAAATATAAATTTAAAACAAAACCGTTTGAGCATCAGGCGGAAGCATTAGAGAAGTCTTGCAACGAAAAGTATTACGCTTTGTTTATGGAAATGGGAACAGGTAAAACCAAAGTTGCCCTTGATAATCTTGGTGTATTGTACACAGAGGGCAAAGTACAGGCTGCCCTCATTATTGCACCAAAGGGGGTATACGACAACTGGGTTAAGGTAGAAATACCAAAACATTTACCAGAGGAAATC